CAACGGCCGGCCATCTTGAGACAACCCTTGTGCCGGATCCGAGAAAATCTCCAGCGCCTTCTTGTAGACCGGGCTGGTGTGATCCAACGACTCTGGGATATCCGTCTCGGCCCGCTTGAGCCACTTGGCCCGCTCGCCATCGAAGGCAGCGAAGGCTTTCTGATTCGCCTCGACTTCCTGACGCTTCTGTGTTTCCCACGCCTTGATCCGCTCATCCGCCAACTTCGCGGCGTCCTCACGGCTGATCCAAAGCTGGCCATCGCCTGTGTCGCCGGCGCCTGCGTCTGTTCGGCCAGTCTCGTACGCTTTCAGCCGGTCTTCCTGTTCCTGATTCTTCCGAGACAGCCCCTGCACACTCCCTTGAAGGGAGGTTTTCTCCTTCAGCAGGGCTTCGTTCTCGGCCATCAACTGCTCGATCGACTTGGTGCCCGTCGATCCGGCGCTGTTTCCGGTGGAGCCACTCCCGGCGTTCTGGCCCGCTTGCGCCACTTCAGCCATCAACTACTCCTTCTGTTGGCCCCCTTGTTCTGCCGGGTGGGTCCGGCTGGCCGGTTACACACTGGTTGACCAAGCAAAACGGCCAGTAGAGGAGTAGGCCCCTACTGGCCGTTACTGACTTGCTTGGTTTCCCGACGGATCAGATCGGGAAAGGAAACAAGCTTTTGCCTTAGTTTTAGATACTTATAACGAGATTTTCGTGACTGTTATGCCGTTTGTCAAAATCCACATTTAGGGTGTCAACGCATAAAACTCGTGATCCGCGAGCCAACTTCCGCTTGGCTCATCGTCGGCGTTTCCAATTTTTGCAGCTCCGACTCCGCCGCCCGCTGCATCTGTTCAAAGTGTGAACGTACCGCAAGAAACTTTCTGGCGACTTCTACCGCAAAACAGATATTCTGCCGAATGTCTTTATCCACGTTGGTGTTAAAGAGCATCGATTCATAATGTGCAGCAATCCGCTTGTAGTGCTCCTCGATGCGGAGGAACCCCGGCTGCGCCATTAGGTCGAGGGCAGCCCTGGCATCCGTCAGCTGAGCGCGATACCCTGAGCCGTTATCGGAGGGCTGCAGCTGGTCGGCCATTGCCGGCTCTTGGTTGTCCTGAGGGCTGTCCACCACCCGCCGCCTCACGAATCAACCCGGCGAAGATCGCCTGCTGTTGCTCCGGCGGCATCTTCTGAATCGCCCCAAGCAACTGCTCCTGTTGCAACCCCTTGATCTCCTCGACGCTCGGCAGATTGATGGACTGATCGAAGGCATCCAAGACCGCCTGGCGGATCTGCCGCTGAATTTGCGGGACGGCTTGCAATAAGGGATCGGCGGCGAGGCGCTCGAAGATCAGGATCGCAATCTCTTGTCTCGCCTGCCGGTTCATGGTGGTCGAATTGCCAGTGGACAGGAACCGTTTCGGACGACTCAACACCTCAAGAGGCACCTGGACGCGAGAGATTTGCGTCACGTTCTGCTCATTCACCAACCCGGCCTGCACATACTCCCGGTCAATGAACGTCACCTGCCGCGTGTTGGTGTCCTGGAAGTCCGTGATGAAGTCCGCGAATTTGATATTGCCTTCCTGCGTAATGAGCTGCTGGCCGCCAAGCGTCTTGACCGACCCTGGCAGCACCCCTTGCGTATTGCCGAGGTTGAAGTCGTTAATCCCCGTCAAGCGCTGCAGGACACCGATATAAAACTGGATGAACTCAATCGTGAGCTGCTCTTGCGATTTCGGCAACTCCAACCCACGAATCTTGTTGATGCCCCCAGAGTTGAGCGGTCCCCATGTCGCCCCGGTCCCAAAGCGATGCAGATCAGGATCAAAGCCGGAGTCAATCTCATACAAGAGTGGTGGATTGCCGCCGATGGATTCGCGGTTGTTGGACTGGTTCATCTTGAAGTCCACGATATCGCGAATCCCCCGGCTGATGTGCGGGAGCCCTCGCCCCGTGAACCGCCCAGGCATTTTAAAGAGCTGGTAGTGCGAGAAGGGACGCTCTTGGAACTTGGAGAGCCGCCAGCCCAACAACAAGCGCTCACGCGGGGCGACCATCGCCATGATCTCTTCGTCAATTCCGTCGCGGTCTACGTCAAAGAGGCCGAAGAAGCGCCACGCGAGAATCTTATGCCGGTACTGTGGGAACTGAATCCCCGCCACCAACCCCTTGTCCAGGTCGGTGTCCAGGTGCGATGGAATCCCCATGCGCAACCGCAACAGCAGCTCTTCGACGTTCTTGAGCTTGCCGTCAATCGGATCGCCTTCGCGGGTCTTGAACCACGAGGGCGATTTCCACATCTGCACGGCGAACCAGTCCAGCTCGTTCACCTCCGGGGTCGTCGCTTCCTCCGGCCAGATGCACTCCAGGATGCGCCACGGGCGAATCATCGGACCGTCATAAATCGGCCGGGAGCCCTTGTTCTGGATCAGGATCTTCTTGAGCTTGCGCCCAGGCACCAGCGGATCTTCGGGCACCGCATCCGGCGGCAGGTTGGCTTGATAGATGAGCGGTTGCCCGTTCTCGCCGGTGAGCAGCTCCCCCTTCGCATTCTGCAGGACCGCCACCGTGGAGGCCGTCTGCTGGTAGCGCGTCTCAAAGCTCGTCTCCTCAATCGCGTCGCCGTCGATGACGACGTTGCGGTGGGTCTCATCCCGAACCTTGCGAATCCGCATGGAGCGCGTCAGGGTATCGTGATACCACTGCGAGGCTAATTCCTCAAACTCCTGTAGTGCGGGATCGTCGTACTTGACCCGAAAGATCGGAGGGGGCGCATCGACGGTCGCGGCGTTGAAGCGCGGGATGAGGGCTTCCCCTGTAATCGCCTCGAGAGGAAGCCCCGTATTGGAGGCTCTCGGCCAAGGGATCCCCGGATCGTCCCGGTCCAGACTGCGGGTGGAGCGCATGGCCTCATACCGCTTCGTGGCCTCATAGAGCCAGAGACGATGGGCTTGGGTAGCAACAAGAGCGCGACTGCAAACGGTGAGCACGTAGCGACGCACCGCCTCATCGACCGATTCATGTGGCAAAATGAGGTTGGCGGAGGACTGCAGCGCGAAGCCTTCCGATGTCACCATGGGCATCATGTCAGATGACCTTCTGCATAGAATAGCGGTTCGTCCAGGGGAGGAATCGTCATGCCTTCACCAACAGCCCCTCGCACGCATTCAGCGAATGCCCCGCCACACAGGAACTACAGAAATGATCTGCCTGACAGCGCATCTCGTTCAAGAGTCGCCGCATGGTCAGCAGATCCGCCCAATCATCACTGGTGGCAAAATGTGTGCCAGCCGCCCACGTCTTGACCTCGGCATGAATCAACCGCGCGTACGTCCGACCACACTGCGGCGCGCAGCAGGTCGCTTGCAGAATCAGGCCGGAGCCGATGCGGTCGAACCTTTGATCAAGAGGATGACAAATACGCATTGTCTTTCACATGTTTCCATACGTCGCCGATAACGACACTAAGACAAACCGCCTCCCCATCACGGCCATCGCGCCGCCTTCGGATGCGACTCGTCAATCGCAAGGCTCATTGGTCCCTGACTGCCCGCCGATTCAAAGTGCTGCTCGTGCGCCCACCGCTCGATCTTCTTCGTGCCGTAGGTCTGCTCCATTTCATCCGCAATCGGGTGCGTCTCCAGATACGCCACGTTGTCGCGGTGCTCCAAGACCGCTCGCGCCACCCCGCGGCGTGTCCAACGGCGGGTTTCATCGCGGGCGCGATGGAGACGACGGGACAACTTCGCCATCAGTCGGTCGTGTCGCCACTCCCCGTCCCATCGCCCTGCTGATTCGACTTCACAGCCTGCTGCTCATCCAGCCGGTGCGAGGTGCTCTCGCCGATGGTGCCGGATTCGTTGGAATACTTTGGCGGCTTGCGCTGGCCTGGGTCGTACTGATGCGCGACCTTACCGCGATTGGTGCCGTGCTGGTTCGTCGTCTCGTAGGACTCGCGGTCGGTGGGCATCAGACTACGCCGCCCGTGTCCAGCGCGTCCTTCGTGCCGGGGCTGAAGGTGTCGCTATTCGGCGCAATGCGGTCCAGCGGCCCAGGAAACGGCGGGTCAAGTTCCGCTTTGCCTTGTTGGTTCTGCTCGAACCCCTTGAGGTTGCTCATTTCGCCAGGGGGGTTGCCGACCTTCCGATCTGCAGGCCCAGACAACGGCTCCTCCCACTTAGCCTTGCCAGTCACGCCCGACTCTTTGGTGTTATCTGGATACAGCGTCCCGTCACTCATCACGCGCTCCCTCCATCTGCTTCGCGTTCCACCTGCTTCCCGCTCGGTGCCTGCCCCACCGACGTCCAGGGTGGCTCATAGGGCGGCATCGGTACTCTCTTCATCCCCTTGGGCATGGACGGCATCTCCTTCATTATTTCCTCATGTACTCTCTTGGCCGCATCCCCCATCCACTCGCCCTTGAAGCTCTCCCCGACAATCCCACGATCTTTCGTGGTGTCAGGCATGCGCCACCTCCTGTCTGGTCAGTTGCACGACGAGATCCCCCGGCAGCTCGTCGCTCTGCTTCAGCACCGGATGAAAGCCGTCCAGGCCCGCCACCTGTTGTACCCAGGCCATCGGATAGTACGCTTGGCCCTCCACGCGATGCGGGTGGGTGTCCAAGAGGCAATCAAACGCCATCCCGCGCCGTGCGACCGCCGCCATGCGAGTCGCTACCTGCACCAAATGCTCCCGATTCCGCGTGGGATTCCCCAAATCGACGTTGAAGACCCCGGAGGCCACCACATAGTCACAGGCTGGCAGGGCATCCACTTCGGCATCCGCCACCTGGCATCCCCCTCCGATGCGACGATTAGCCGCATCCACGTACTCCGGGAGCGCATCCACGCCCAGATAGCCGCCGCGAAATCCTTTATGCTCAACGAGCCAGTCATAGAGATGCGCCAAACCACAGCCGACATCCAGCACCGTCTGTCCCCCCACCAAATCCCACCCGGCAGTCAGGAGGGCAAAGCGCTTCGCCTGATTCCCCGAACTCCATCCGACCGCTTCGGGGGTCAGCCCATACCGCTGCTGGAGGGGACGATACCAGGCGAGGAGCCTTAGCCACTCACGCTCGGTCATCCCGCCAAATTGCTCGTTTCTAACTGCGGGGCAGCACGGGGACGCCGAGGCTGCCGTTGCGCCCCCATGAGCTGAATGCCGGCCCCTGCAATTGCAACGGCCATAATCATATCATCATGGTAGCCGCTATCGGCGTGGACTTTCCCGTCCTCATCCGTCACGAACGTCTTACACTCTTCGATAAGCCGCTTGTCGCGCAGCGCCACGGCCCCAGTACGAATTTCCTCCCGCAACTGGGTCAGCATCAACTCCTTCGTGCGGGCGTTGGTATTCCAGCCGAACCGCTTGGTCTGAGGTTGACCAATCTTGTCCACCGCCTGCTCGTAATAGACGTTGCCATAGGACTTGACCAGATCCGCATTGACCGCAAAGCCGGGGCCGTTGCGCTCACAGAGAATCCGGGCGTTGTGATAGAAGCGGCCAGCCTTGATCAGCTCATGCGCGAACTCATCCGTATCCATATGGGTCCGGAGGGCCGCTTTGAGTCCCCGATCCCGGGCATCCCGCACTACGGCCACGCTGTAATCCGCCCCGATGCCTTCGGCCACATCGGCCCCGATGACGGAGAGGACGACTGGGTAGGGCGTATTCAGGATCTTAGGAGGCGGGAGCTCCCAAATCGCCCAAATGCCCTCACGATGGGCGCGAAATTCAACGCCCAGGTCCACCTCCACCAGATACCCGTAGGTCAGGGGATCCTCGGCCGGCTGGCGCTCGAGCGCGACCAGATCGAAGTAAGGATTACCGCCACCCAAATAGTCGATGTCGAGTTCTTGGGCGATCTCGACCGCCTCCCGGCGTGAGCACTCCGCGTCATACCAGGGGGAGCGGAGTGTGCAGGCAGGCCAGGCACACGAGATTGGAGCGGGCTTGCCGTGCGACTCGCAATAGAGCCCCTTGGCCTTCTCAGGATGCCGGGACCAGTGATAGGTCAGCACATCAATCGTGCCCGAGCGACGCAGTTGCGCGAACTTGTTGCCTAGGCCATGCGGGGTGGAGATGGGGACTCGCATCGGAGCGGAGTCGGCCGTCGCGGTCCACGCACCTTCCGCTTGCTCACAGGCCGCAAACTCATCCAAGAAGGCCATGTTGTAGCGCCCTTGCCGGCTGAAATCCTCCGTGACGGCCTCACCGACAATAGTGTTATCGCTGTCGGGACGCATCAGCCGCATGAAGGGGATATGCTTGCGCTCCGAGAAGGCCATGCCCAGATGCTTGGACTCATCGAATTGGTGCGGAAGCCACCACTCCGGCATCCGACGCAAGAGCCAGCGGATGCGCTCAAAGTGTGTATCGAGATTGCCCTTCTCGTCGATCAAATCCTCAAGCCGAGAGCCCACAATGGCGTTAAAGGTCGCGTCAAACCGCCAGTGCCAGAGCATCCAACCAAGCAGGCACCACGTAATCCCCATATCGCGGGACTTCTCAATCAACACATCCTTCCCTACTGCGAGCCGGCGATCCAACTCCTGAATCAGCTCGACTTCATGGGGGTAGAGGCAGAAGGGTTGATCGGAGGGGGAAACACGAGGATTCTTCGTCCAGAACAGCGAATTGAATGTCCAGAGGATGTCTTTGGCAGAGAGCGAGAGCAGATCGGAGAGCATCGCTGGCTCTACCTCCCACGAATTGAGGAGCTGCCCCCGATACCGGAGGTTCGCTTCAAGCGTGGTCGGGGGCAAGAGCAGTTCGTCGGCTGATGTGAGATAAGATGCTACCAGCAAGCTGTTCCTTGGGGGCTTCCAACTTCACCGTCACCTGGATATGCGTATTGCCCCCGTTGCCATCGCCATGACCGTTCCCGTTGCCGTTCCGATCCTTGTAGCCATGATTGTTCTTGAGAATCAACGCGGTAATGGCCGGATTCGTCAAGCCCAACACCCCGCAGATAAGGTAATATTTATGCTGCAATTCGCGCGCCTGTTGCAAAGCTTCGTGAAACTCCGTGTGCGCTTTTTCCCAATCGTAAAGGGTAGCTAAATGCACATGGATGGATGCGGCAAAATCAATCAGCAAGGGCGGGTCACTCGCTTGCCGAATGAACTTGAGCGTACTATACGGCTTGCGGGAGAAAAACGTGAGCAGTTGATCGCTATAGGCGGGATCGTACTTGGTAGGCCGACCCGTTTTTTTCGTGTAGCGATACTGTTTCGGCATCACACGCCGCCCAAGGGACAAGCAACAGTCCATGCCATCGGATTTGTCCCCATGCCCACAGCACTCCAAACACAAAAACGTGAGATCGCCCTATTGGGCAAACCTCACGCCGGAATCTCGGTAGCGAGTGACGAGACGACTAGGTTGTAGTTAGTAGACTCAATCTACTACGGTTTAGTGGAGAATACAAGGCTTTTTCGGTACTGTCCTAATTTGGGGATTTATATACATGACTACCTTTTCCTCGATTGACGCTTCTTCCGTGCCAATCTTCGCTTGGCCGCCTTCGTTTTGGGTTTGGGGCGATAGGCTAAGGTGGCTTCGCTCGAAATGGATGCGCTCGCCCTGTTTGCAATCAGGACACCGAACACCCTGCGGCCACAGCCGCGATTCAAGGTACTGCCGCGCCGTGTCGTTGTTAGGAAACATCTCGAAGAGTTGGACGAGGCTAATCGTGATGCGA